AACGTAAAAAATACCTCCATTCTAAATCAATATGTTTATTTGTTACATATGTATATTCTCCATTTGGAAATAAATGGAATTGATTTTAGAACGGAGGTTCGATTATTCAATATTCAGTTGTAGATAAGATAAGATTATTCAGATACAATACAATCTGAGAATCCATCAAGTTCCAAGATACTATTTACAGTATCCTGATAACGTCCATACAGTTTTGCGGCACTCTTTCTTACGAAATATGCTCTGTACTTTGCCTGTCCCTTTTCAAGACTAGTTCCTCTTGCTTCCTCAATTCTTGTTGCCATAAATGTTTCCATATTAAAATCCTCCTTTGAAATATATTTATTCAGCACCTTCAGTATCTTCCATACCTGGAATGATATCTGTGATGATTGAATCAATAGCAGTAGCGTTTGCAATGTGACCTTTTTCCAATGAATCTAAACGCTTTTCAATATCCGTCTTTTCTCTGAGTGAGATAGTGACGATGTAAGCAGTTTCATCCTCTGTTTTAGCATATGAGAATGATTCACTTACTAAATCTGTGTATTTACCACTTACAATATCATTTGTTGTAATGGTAACTTCTGAAAGATTATCTGAATTGAACTTTTCAGAAATCACGTTAACAATTGTTATTCCGCTTGCCTTAATCTGAATGTTTCCAATAGAAGCACCATCAACAAGGGTATAAGTGGTTTTATCTTTCAAGATGATTTTGTCCATAAAGACTAACTCCTTTCTTTTGAGTTTAATTTATTTGTTACTTTATTCAATTGTGGTTTAACGAAATTGGTGATGGGAGAGTGAGAATATGATTGATGCGTCTATAGTTATAGAATCTTGTCTAAACGGCAGTTTAACTTTTGAGAACTCTCCAATGGTTTCAAAAAAATACAATCTTGCAAAAAACGGAAGCATTACTATTCCATGCTTGAATTGCATTATTTTTTTCGTTGGGCATTTAGCAAGCCATTTTTTAATAGCGACAACCGTTGGCTATCAGTCAGACAGTATTAGAAGCAGAGTCTCGTTCGTTAATGGAAACGAGCAAATAGGAGTGACTATTGCTTATTCGAAAGAAGATACACTGGAGGCCTATTCCGGGAAGTTTACTATCAGTAATACGAGAGATTCGATGGATGTTATTGTCATAGGTATTAAAAATTACAGCAAAGTGTAAAGTTAATTATTTGTTGTTAGATTAGTATTTTTAATTATTTTTTCTCCGTCAGAAACGTCTGGAACAATAAGATATTTTACAATAGATGCCTCAGATATATTTGATGTATTTTTGTAGAATGGAATATTTATAAGCACTATTGTAGTATTATTAATGCTATTAGCATAAAAATCGAAGTAAATAATATTTCCGCTGCGTACTATTCTAAACTTTTTAATTTGTTTAAGAGTATTGTACCTTTGAATTATATAGGGATTGTCTACATATTCTTCAATAATATCAAAGTTGCAATTGCCGCCTAATCCATTATTAAAAACTTGACTAATTGTGACATTAAAATGGTTATAAGCTGCTCCTTGTGCCCCTGTTTCCGAAAAATAAGTAATTTTAAAAAATCTAAACCATCCACCTACCTCACCAATACTTTTTTCATAGTAGAAATTTTTAGTAATGCCATCCGGATTAATGATTTGAAATTTACTATTTAAACTGCCGTTTAAAGAAGTTATCTGATCCTGCAAAGCCTTACCTTGACGACCATCTAATACAAATCCTTGCTTTGTTGTAGTTAAGTTGTTTACAACATAATTTTTATCAACCTTATTACCAATTGTCCCAATCTTATCTTGTAATGTTTTAGCGAGAGCAATTACTTTTGTAGCATCGTCTCTTGTGATTGTGATCCCATCAACTTGAATTGTGTCTGCACCATGAAGAGTTCCGTCTTCGTCGGCAGTAATAGTAGTACCGTCTGGTGTATATTTTGTCAGTCCATCAAGCTTCTTTGCATATTCCTTTGTCATAAGTCCATCGACTTCGTTTGTAGCCTTTGGAATAGCATTAGCAGAAATTGCAACCCATTTAGTACCATTATAACGATATGTATAATCAGTATCTTTTACATTAACCGTCCATCCGTCATCTGGAGTAGGATATGTGGTCGCAATGTCATCAAAAGTGCTAACAGCCTCTTTCCAGTCGATATTGGTTTCGAGTGTGGAAAATTTATTATCAACCTCAGATTTGGTATATTTGTCATCCCAAACCTTTTTCCCATTTTCAAGGTCTGTTTTTAGTTGATTTTCCACACTTTCTGCTCGTGTTTTTTCCGAAGAAACCGCTGTTTCAAGTGAAGTGATTTTTTGGGTATTGTTTGAAATATTTGTGACATTCTTTTTAATGTCCTCTGTATTTTTTGATACATTTTTCTCAATTTCATCAACTTTTGCCTTTACGACTTTATTCTGAATCGGATTTGTTGAGATAGAAGAGAGAGCATCATCAACAGGCAATCCTCTGACAATACCATTCTCGTCAATAGTAATTGTGCTTCCATCTACTTTGGATGCAATATGTCCATTATTGTCATTAAGAGTAACAGGGTATCTTTTTATATTCTCATTTTCGCTTTTCTTACAAATATACAATCTATCATCTGAGTATTCAAAGTAATATCCATTTAACTTGCTATTAATATTTCCAATGGCTTCATCAATCAGTCGAATATTACTTTTTCCACCAGTACCAGTTAAGGCTTCAAACACACTTGTCTGTAACTCATCATAGTCATCTCTAATAGACCACAATGTTACACCAGTATTCTGTAATATTTCAGACATTTAATTCTCCTTTCATTAAATTGCTTTCTTTCTTCCCAAAGTTTCTATTGGTTCATTTGGGATTTCGCCTAAAGCACCCGATAAATTTCCTAACTTTAAGAAATACCAAGCCGCTGAATTTACAGGTGGATTATCAATTGAAATATCATTATTTGCAATACGAAGTACACTGCTAACAGAAGTGTTAGCCACTCCATCGAAAATGATAGAATTATCTTTCATTTTCTCAGGAATAGCAACATTATGTTTTACATCGTTTTTAATTTTTACTTCATTAATCATCTCGGAAACTTTGGCAATATAGATCCAGAAAGTGTTTACGATTTTTAGATTTGATTCTGATGGGTGTAATTTTACCATCAGTTTATTTAAAAAATTATTCTTTACAATGATATTGTTTTCTGTTATCTTAGGATAAATTTTGAGAGAACTGTCAACGGTTTTGGTTGTAATTTTAATGACATTTGGTTTTGTTTTTAATCCAAGTCTCAGTCTTGTTACAACCGTATTTTTAATTTTAATGACATTCGCCCTAAACAATCCTTGAGTATAAGCAGTAATTCCATGTATCATCTCAGAATAACTATGTGAATTATCTATAATAGCTTTGATGCTATGGTAATTACTTCTCATATTACCACCTCACATCTTCTAAGCATTAAGAATAGTGGTGGTCAATCCATTCTCAGGGAACTCCAAAATCGCACCTCTTGGTACTTCCTGCGTCTTTGTGAGCTGTCCATAAAAAAGCATATTACCGCCTGTCTCCTGGTCGAACATAGCCCAGTGAGTAATTGGTGCGGCTTGTGTAGTCCATGATTCTTCCGCTTCAGCAAAACGAAGTGTACTAGAATTTGAAATACTTCCACCATTAGCTGCGTTCCAATTCACAGAATTAGAAGAGATTGCCAATCGCTTATAACTTGAAGCGTCTGGTTCAGTACAATTCGATCCTGCATCTGTGGGTGCAGATTTACTCAATGCAACATAAATAATGCTTGGTGGAGTATAGCTTTCTCCTCTAAACTGATTATCAAGTGTTTTATTTTTTAAATATGTAGTCATTGCCATAATAGCTTTCCTCCTTATTTTTAATTATTTAATTAAAGGTTTGATTGATATTTTGCCGAGATCAGCAACAAAGATAGAACTGTGAATATCTCGAATTATAATTTGATGTGTAAACTTTCCGAATAAGTTCATAGTGTCTGACGGTAGAAGAGTAATAGTAATTACATTTTCCTCATATTTGACTTCATCTGGACTATCTGCTGAAGTTTTTGAAGCTAAACATTCGGTTTCTCCGTAGCGGCTCATTCGCCATTCAACAGATTCTATTGCTACATTTTTAAATTCTTCTCCAAGAATTGTATATAAATCTAGTGTAATTGTCTGTTGTGATCCTTCAATCATACCAAAGTCTGAATTGTTAAATACTTCACATGACATTTACTTTACCTCATTATTTTGTGACTCCTTTGTTACATTTTCTTTTTTATCCTCTATAATAGGACTATTAAGAATCACACTAATTTGTGCGATTCCTTGCGCTTGTTGAATTCCTGTAAAATTCATAGAATTCAGAATATTAAAAAGAAGTTGTATCTTATCTTTTGGATAAGAGACAACTTCCTGTACTTGTGTATTATTCTGTTTTTGTTCCATATTAACCCTTTCTTTATTTCTTTTTGAACGTGCTATTACACCATGATTTTGTTGCATAACCACTTAAGTCAGATGCAGTAACCATTTTACGATATACTTCAGACAACTTATCTGCTACATATTCATTTACATACGTTTGAACATAATCTGGTGTTGCTCCTGTCAAAATACCAGAACTATAATTAGAAAAATCAATGAGCCTAGATCCACCGCCATATGTTCCAACTGCAACTGAGTAAGATGCTTCGATATCTTTTGTACTTTTTGGAAGCGAAGAAGAAGTGATAAGTTGTTCACCGTTTGCAAAAATTGTACCTTTTAGATTGATAACATTTGATTGAATATTCAATTCGTTAGAACCATTTATATAATTACAATTCATAGAATTAGAGAATATACTATTATTACTTATTATTGTTCCGTCATTATTTCCATTAGATAATAACTGTATTAAGCTTGGAGATATTATACTTGTTCCATAGTCACCATCATACCATAAATATCCATTTGTAATTCCCCAATCACCAATTAACCCCGCATTTGCTTTCATATTTCCATATTTATCCACTAAAAAGTTACCATTGTTTATATTAATACTTCCACCAATAAGATCTCCACTAAACGTACCTTTGTTTGCGGTTAAATTACCATCTTTATCAACCGTAAATGTCCCATTACCAAGATTGATAGAGCCACCTTTTAACTGACCGCTGAAAATGCCACTAGAACCAGTCAAATCGCCCATAAAATGCACATTACCATCTGAGTCAACGTAAAACTGTTTGTTATTCCCCTTATAAATAGAAAATAATTCTTCACTTTGATTCGGTTGAATTCGTACAGAGTTATTACCACTTTTAGCAATAAAACCAGCATCATCAAATTTATAAGTACCTGAATTGTTTTGTAAAGTAAGATATTCTCCCAAAAATAATTTTCCTAAAATTGCTTCGGCATTTACGGCATAAACAGTATTTCCATTTTTGTCAATGGGAATCTTACCGATAGCCATTTTTGCACTCTGGAAACCATCATCTGAAAATACAATTTGGTTGTTAATAATCTTAATCTGTTCGGGATCAAAGTCATTCTTCTGTTCATTCCATTGCCTGAACCACATTCCAGTTTCGTCCCATGATTGATGTTGATTTTTTACAGGAATATTTGCAACATCTAATCCATATTTCCGCATTTCCTCAACAAAGTTACTCTGATTTACAGACTTATCGTATTGGTCTTTGTTAAACTGAAAGCTCATAGCAGCAGAGTTAGCCTGTGAAATGATACTGGCTACATCATTACATACACCATGCACACGAATAGCATCAGAGAATGTTACGTCAATTTTACTTGTGTCGTTATAATCAACTGTAAAACTAATCAATCTCAATTTAATTACAGTATCATAATCAGTAGCCATTCTTATGAAGTTGCCAAGTTGGAAATACTTTAAGAATCCTTTGAATTGTGGAATAGTGAGAACATTAGAAAGAGTAGAAGTGTACTGATATTGTGGTCGGCATTTCTTGGATAAATCCTTCCATGCAACATCATATAGCTGACGTTCAATGTCGAATCTCTCTGTATCAGTTGTATTATCTGTAGTAATATAATTGTCGTTACTATATGTTTCCTCTACAACATAAGAATCAAGTGTTTTCCATTCATCCTTAGTAAACCATTTATCCATATCCAACTGAGATTGAACAGCATTTCTTTCTGCGATAATAGAATTATATACATCTGTAGCAGAATCAACCTCAGACTTTCTTTTATTGTATTCGGCAGTAACATTGTTCAAATCCTCAAGATTTTGCTGATACAGATTATAGTTAAAAGAATTTGGCTTATTCATACCTTGGGCACAATAAACTTCATCTATGTTCTTGAACGATTTAACCTTTGAATCCAGAAAATCCAATCCATATTTCGTCCAATCTTTAGAATCCAAACTATCAGGTAATCTCGTTTCAAGTTCCTGAATAACACCAATCTGATCACCAAGATGCTTCATAATTTCTTCGTACTGTGGTTTTAAAGATTGATATTTTTCATTATATAACTTTACTTTGTTCTGAATAGATTCTTCCATTTCAGGTAAATAATATTCAAAATTATAAATCTTATTTGTGCTATTTGGATTGACTTCATTGATATAAATTCCATCACCACCATTTACACGATAGCATGTAATAATGCTATTTTCATCAATGCTTTCTGTCATAGACTGCGCAAGATTATCCATTGAGATATAGATATTTGTATCTTCTCCATAATCGTCTAAATCATAAGCATTTATAGTCATATTGAATGTATCGAAAACAAACAAACAATTAAATGCTTCTGATACATCACCAGTCAAAAATGAATATATATCTATATCGTCTTCGTCAAAACTTCTTTGTTTGTTAGCAAGAGTAGCATCTACATGACCAACCGACCAACTTGGAGCAACATTCAATACACGATGCAATAAACTTCCTTTAGGGTTTGTAGGATCGTAGAAGATGGTCTTTACATAATCGTCATACAAAATCTCGCCCGTATTACATTCAAAATCAATGAGTCGCTTGTTACACAATGTACACTCTAATGAATTTGCTGTAATACTTTTTGAGATCCCTGTATTCTCAATATTAGTCTCCACATGAATTTTATACCAACTAATACCTTGAATCATAATTAAACGGTCTTCTTGAAAATCGTCATAATGTTCATATTTCTTACCATTGATGTCTCTATAGATTTTAAAAGAAGTAGTCTGATAAGCATTTAGATTAAAAGTAAGAGATAAATCATCATAGATGCTTACTGCACCAAGAAAAGTCTTATCCTTTTTAGCAATGTAAATAATTGGTTTTTCAAGATTGTTTAAAAAATCAACTGATAAATTAAATGATTGAACTGCCATTAGATCACCACCTTCCTTATTGGTCTATATTTCATCGTAAGAGTGCAATTACCCTCAATTTTAAATATATTTGTCCTTTTATTTAAGTCGTTTACAATACGTGGTAATTTGTAGTTTGTAGCATTGTAGATTTTATGTGATATAGCTGTAGAAGTGATTTCTAAGATTGTTCCATCAATTTTTATAACTTCATTATTGATGCAATTATTCAGCTTGAAAATTTCACCCGATGTTTCATTGGTAATTTTGAGGTTACAAGCACTGGAAATATCAATTTCTATATCGGGATAAATATAACCAATTTCATCACTCATATCTACAAACTTTAACATACCAATACCATTTTCTGTTGTTGCCTTTAGTGTAATTAACTGTCCAAACCCAAATGGGGCATCTGTTGTTCCTGTGATTGTAATCCCCATAATATTACCTGCAACAGAAATAGGAGATACATTTAATTGTGCGTTAAAATGAACTGTATCATAATCTAATCGTGTAACTGTGAATTCCTTATAATCATCTTTCCTCTGTAACCATCGAGCAATTGCAGAATACTCATATGAATCAATTGGCTCAAAATTCTGTTTCATAACTTGGAACTCAAACTTAATTGCTTCAGAATAATTTGCATTTCCACTTTTATACCATCTATTTTGAATAGGAGAGGAGGTTAGTGTAAATTCAATATTGCCACCTGCCGTATCAGATGGAGTATTCCCGTTAAATTCACATACCATCAGTCCATACTCATCAGATGTCTTATTATCAAAAGTAAAACCACGAGTTTGAATTGTCATGGCAACCTCCTTTCTTTTTACATCATTTTCTTCATTTCTTTTTCATATTTCTTTTTGAGTTTTTTCATTTCTCTGTTTGTGCCAGAAAACTCTCTATTCAATTTCTGCGTCTCAGAAATAATATCCTGTAATTCCTGAATATCACTTCCAAAACTTTCAATTTCTTTCTCTAATTCAGCGTTCTCTTCCTGCAACTTCCGAATCTGTTCATCACGTTCAAGAAGCAGTTTTTCAAGAATGCTTACTTTTCTTTCATTAGTCACTTCTGACATATATTTCCTCCAATCAAAAAGGAGAGGATATTTCACCTCTCCATATTTTTATCTAGGTCTTGTACCGTTTGTGTAATAAGTAGCTTGCTTAATCTTTCTTACAACATTTTCAGCCTGTTTCTGAGCAACACCTTCCATCTGCTTAACAATCTGGTCTGTAGCGACACCTTCAACAATAGTTCTGTTGTCGATTTGATAAGTAAGAGATTGAGATGAAGCTTTCTCAACAGGAATATTCTTCAGATTGTCAACAATAGAGTTGATCTGTGGAATAACAGGCTTAAAATTCAACAATGCTTGCGTCTGTTCCTTGGAAAGTACAGCTTCGCCACGTTGTAAGAAACTAATACCATCTTCACCAGAAAGTTTAACAAGATCCTTAATCACACCGCCAGTTGAAAACGAAGCGTCTTTTATAAGTTTCTTGAGAGCTGAAGTAATTTTCTCTCTATCATTCTTACCAGACAAATCACTTTTTACAGATACACCAAGTTTCTTCGCAAGAGCAACTTCATTAGCTATACTCAGAACTTGTTTATGCTGTTTATCATAAAGATACTGATTAAGAGCACCGTAATACGATTTCTTGTGTGTTGCCGAATCTGAATGCTTAGATATCCATTCTGTAATATCACTTGCTTTCTTTTTGAGTTCATACAATTTCTGTTGCTTATCGGTATTGTTACTTTCGGAAGAACCAGAACCGTTTCCGCTTGAAGTTCCTGAATCATTTGATGATCCAACGCTTTGTGTTCCCGTAACATTTGTCTCTGCATACTTGGCACTTGCTTCAGCAGCTCTATCGGCAGCATCACAAATAGATTGCCATGAAGACGCAATCAAACTAAGCTGTGCGGTAATGTTTGGCACATTAGATGATAATGTACTTGTATAATCGCCTACAGCAGATCCACCGTCCTTCCAAGCATTCACAATGTACGTAGATACATCGTAACCAGTATCTTTTGCAATTTTCTCAATATTAGATGCAACCTGTGAAGAATTTGCATTAACATATGTGAGAGCATCGGAGAATACCTTATTGGTATCTTTTAGATAATCTTCGGCAGATTCTTTACTCTTAGTGAGCATATCATCGAGGGCTTTTTCCTGATCGGATACGGAACGATCGTATAACATGTCCGATTGGTCTTTCTGTGCGTCTTGAAGGTCGGATTTGAGCTGTTGCAATTTTTTACGGTTTTCTTCAGAATCATCGCCTTCCAGTGCCGCAATCTGCTTTTCCAACTTAGCAATATTCTTATTAGAATCAGCTAACTTATCATTCCACTCTTTTAAGTCTTTTTCGGTTTCTAACAATTCCTTTTTCTTCGAAATTGCTTCTTCCAAAGCATCGTTCTGCGCATCGAGTCCTTGCTTTATATAGTCAACAGTAGCTTTCTTAGCATCATTTGCACTCTTAATAGAATCACGTATTCCTTGCTGATATTCTCGATGCTTAGAGTTATAATCATCAAGACCGATTTCTCCATTTTTATACATCTCATTCAAATCAGCAATTTGTTTCTTATACTGTTCTGCCTCAGCAAGATATGTATCATAATTCTGAGCGGTCAATCCCATAGCAGTAATACCATCTTGTGTAATCATTCCTGTATCACTGTCAAACAGATTGTCAGAATCAAGCATGTCAATTAAGAAATCTGTCTCGTCTGTAATGTCTCCAAGCTTATTAAGTAACTCGTCAAAACGGTCAAACTTCAACTCATTGATAGACTTTTGAAACTCCGCAAGTTCCTGCTCATCCTGTTGAATAGATTCATATACACCATTTAAAGCATCTTGTGCTTCATACCATTCGTCACTACCAAACTTAATCGTAGATAATTTCTTTGCAAGTTTTTCAGCCTCTTCCTGTTTAAGTTGCATATCAGACTTAACGACATCTGCCTGACGTGTATAGTAAGCCTCACCAATCAACTGACCTTTTGCTTCAGCTATATTAAGAGAATTGGAGACAGCGTTCTTTCTCTGCTCAATCAGCCCAGCCTTATTGTCGTATCGTTCTTGCACCTTATCAAAGCGATCTTTCCTAGCCTGACGCACATTAGATGTATGATCCTCTTTAGCCTGATTATAATTATCAGTTGCGGTATTCTTTGCAAGAAGATATTCATTATGTGCAATACACCTTTCTCTAAGAGTGTCATTTTCAATCTTGTTAATAAGATTATACGAAATTGACTTATTGGATTTTAAATTACTCTTAATAGAATTAAATTCCTTTTGAGTAAGACCAATGTTTTTAGCTTTTGTTTTTTTAAGAGACTTTTTCAGAGAACTCTTATTTGAGTTATAATTTTTTGTTGCACTAGTATAAGCAGTTTTTGAAGCTGACAACTGGCTATTGTAGTTTTTAATAATCTGTTTATATAGACCATCAATATCAGACGTACCGATTTTCTTTGTTGGATTAAATGTAAGATTACCTACCTTGGCATTCAGAATATCCATCTTTGTTCCAAGTTTTTCAATCTTATCAGAAGCACTGTCAATCGGATTATTCGCTAAAGTCTCATATAAATCCTTTAACTGATCCGTAAGACTGGTAACCTGTTCCTTGCAAGCTTTTGCTTTCTCATAATAGACCTGATAATCCTTTAATGCATTTTTCAGGTTTTCATTCTTAATAGAAGCGATACCATCTGAACCAAGTGTTCCTTCACGGATAAGTTTCTTATAATGGTCAAGTGTCTTGGATGATACACCTTTTATCTTTTTTACATTCTTTCCGCTGCTAGAAGATGTAGATGTTGCATTGTTGATTTTGCTAAAACGTGAACCAGATACAAAATCCTTACGAGATGAAAGTTTGGAAACTCTTACAGATGCGCCAGTATGAGGGGATTCAACAAACTTACCGTCTCCACCATAAATACCTACATGTGTGATGTTGTTCTTGCTTCCAAAGAATACTAAATCACCAGCTTGCAAATTTTTCTTCGATGTAATTTTTGTTCCCATCTTAGCCTGGTCAGCCGCATGATGTGGTAAACTTACACCAAACTTCTTATAAATCTGCTGTGTAAATCCAGAACAATCAGCACCACTTGTAAGACTTGCGCCACCCCAAACATATTTCAATCCAAGGTAATTTGTAGCAGCATCATACAAAGCGTTTCCACCTGTAGAAGAAGAGGAGGATGATGAAGATGATGAAGTTGTCTTTTTGCTATTCTGTGTTTTCGCAGCTTTATTGGCATATGCCATGTATTTCTTGTATGCTTTTTCCTGTGCAGTAATAGCCTTTGTTGTAGCTTCGATTGCTTTTTTGGTTTGATTTTTCTTCTGACCGAATGTGAGAAGATCATCAATCTTGTCTTTAGCCTTAGATGCCTTGTCTGTAAGATTGTTAAGTTTAATCTCAATAAAGTCAAATACTTCGGCTGCATCAGACTTTGTTTTTGATTTAGATTTGGATTTTTTTGATGACGGAGATTTATAACTTGATGAACCAGAAGAATTTACTTTCACTTGTGGTATATCTAACTTTGCACCAGCTGAAGTTGTTACACCATTTACAATATCCTGAATTGCACTGTTAATATTATTGCGCATTTCGTTAGACATAATTGGATTATCAGACAATCGCTGTTTTAATGCGGCAAGTTTATTTAAAGCTTCTGTGCCTGCACCAGCCATTTTAGCAAGAGTGTAGATATTTTGGCAATCTGCATCAGTTACAATAGTATTTTTATTACAATACTGTTTTTCCAATGTGAAAGCTGCCAATTTTGCTTTTTCTTGTTCTGTAATATCACCAAGATTTTGAAGCTTAAGAATATCTGCAACTGTTGCATTTTGAAAATCTGTAGATGCATCAGCAGAAAGAAGTTTTTCAAACCTAAGTTCTTCTTCTTTTTTTGTCAGAGCCTCTATTACAATTTGCTCGGCATTTTTAACACCCATATCTTCAAGCTGAGTGATATAATACTGTTTGTTTTCATCAGTAAGGTTTGCCAAGAAGTTGCCATCATTTACCCATTCAGTAGCAAGAGCATTGGCTGCTTTCTGGCACTGATCCATGCTAGATTCAGAACTACCCATTACCTCTTCAAACTTATCCCATGATTCAAGACCACGGACTGAAACATCAAATCCTGCTAAATCAGAAGCGGATGCAACTGTACCATTTTTCTTGTCAGCAAGCATATCAGATATCTTAGAAATCTGTGTAGACATAGAAGAGAGCTGCGTAGAAGCGTTTACAAGACCATTTATTTTCTGTGCAAGTGCCTCTGCTGATAAACCTGTTTCATTCATCAACTGCTGACCACCAGCCAAACCTTCAAGTGCGTTTCCTGTTAATTGTCCTGCATTTGCAAGGTCAAGAAGGTCATCTGCCGCACCTTTTAAATCGGAATCGTCTGTGTTTTTGAGATTGAGCCATGCTTCGTCAAAAGAAGCGATAGATGGGGCAGCAGAATCAGCAGCATTACCCGTATCTTCAATAGCATCCACACCAGCATTCAAATCATCACAGAAAACTTTAAGATTAGAATCTTTTTCCCCTAAAAACTCTGCGCTATTAATCGCATTCATGAGATTAGGATATTTTTGTAATTCTTCCTCTGTAAGCTTACCTTCTTGTGCCAATTGTTGAAGATCTTCTTTTGATTTCTCAATTCCGTTTGTATTGAAAATTTCTGAAATCTGAGAATTATTCCATCCTACTTTGTCAGTGTAAGAGTAGATTAACTTAATTATGTCTGCAATTTCTTGATATTTTGAAATTGTATTTTTTTCATCGGAAGACAAAGATTCTCCATTAGACTTCTTTTTGACAGCATTATCATAGGCATCTTGAAGATTGTTCTTCTTCTTTGTGAGATCTTCAATATTATTATTTAATGATGTTGTATATTCATCTACAGTATCAATACAATCTTGTAAATTCTCTTCATAATACTTAATATCATCCTTAGAACCAGATTTCAAGGCTTTGTTATATCTCTTTTGTGTCTTTTCCATCTGCTCCGTATAATATTCAAAAGATGCTAAATTGCCAACAATATCATCGCTGTTTCGAGCTTCCTGAAATACGCCAGTTGCTTTTGACTGAGCAAGTTGAGTATCAACCGCATTTTTATCAATATCACCTTTCCCATATTGCTTATTAAATGCAGTTACTGTTTTATCTGCCGCCTCTCGCGCAGAATTAGCCTTCTCTTTTTCTTCAATATTTTTTTGAAGCTCTAACTGTCGAGTAGCTTCTTTTAATTTGTCTAATTCTTCCTGTTCAACATAGGTAAGTTTATCTTTCTTATTAAGTTCATCAATTCGTTTATTTTGTTCGTTTAACTGAGATGTCGTTTCTTCTAGTACGGATTTCGCAGAAGCATATTCACTAGTAGCTTTATCCATAGCTTCATTTGCCTTCTCGACACGATGAATCCAGTTATCTATTGCTGTGATAGCCAGTTGGATGCCTTCTGCGATAAGCATACCAGCAATCATATTTGCCGCCATCTTTAATCCTTCTAAAGCAATATTAGCAGCTTTAGCACCAATGGTCATTTGCTCTAATCCATTATTATAAGCAATAGCAGACTGTTTTGCTGCATTCTGAGCATTTTTTACATCATCAAGAGATACTTTAGTTAAGTCATTTTCTTGAACAAATTTTACTTGCCATTTTTCGCCTTCTTTTAGGCAATTAAAATAATCCTGCCAAGTTTTTTGACCAGCTTCTATTTTTTCTTTATTATTAAGAAGTGAAGCCAAAATATTAGATGGATCTTGATCATAAACAGAAAGGTCTTTTAATTTATTTTGTATATCAGATTTAGTAATAATAAATTTATCACTTAAATCTTTCTTAATAGAAGAATTTTTCCATGCATTCACAATATTTGATATTGTATAATCATTTGTTTCAATTAATTCATTAGAAACTTTTTTAAATCTATTTCCAATATCTTCAAATGATTTTCCAAATATTCCAAATTTTGATGAAAATGTATCTTTATCACTGTCAAATGTTTTGAATATCATACTATATTATCAATACAAGCTGTTTGAATGCTTGTCGAATTTTATTATATGTGATACAATTTTCATAAATTGGAGGTATATTATCATGTTAATGTATTGTAAAAAATGCGGAAGAGTATGGATGAAATTTGGTACTGAAAAAAACGATTGTGATATATGTGGATCAATTTGTTACCCTATTCCAGATAAATATTTATTAGTCTGGAATGGTGAAATTGACCATGATACTATTGATAAAAACAAAAAAGACCAATTCATAGAAGAGTGCGTAAAATCTTCACCAGAATTTGATGAATATCTCTTTAATAATCGAGACAGAATCAAAGCACAAAAATCTGCCGAATATGAACGAGATATGGCTATCGGTGATGCAATACGTCAAGGTGCGGATGTTAAAATAGCTTTTCGCAATGGTGGTAAGAACATGCCAAAATGCCCTACCTGTGGCTCACTTAATGTAGAAAAGATTTCAACTGGTAAGAAAATATTTGGCGGTGCAATATTTGGATTGTTCAGTTCAGATGTAAGAAACACAATGCACTGTAAAAATTGTGGAGCAAAATGGTAAACATATGTTCAGACTATCATAATATGGAATGCTGTGCTACAATAAATTTAACCTGTATATATACAGATGTAACTCATTAACCATACACCAATGGCTTAGAACCATAGAAAGCGAAGGTGTATTCACATCAGAAGTTTATACAATTCTGGACGTTCTGTCCCATATAACTTCCCAAGACGATTACTTAATAATCAGAAGGGAGGTGAGATATGGAACAGATTTTTACAATTTTGCTTTCGTGTTTTTGCACGATCGCAATTGCCTTTGCGTTTACCTTACTTGCAATAATTGCGATATTATTAGCTTGCAATGTTGTAAGAAGTGTAAAGTATTTTGAACTACATGCTGGCAAACATCTCTGGTTCAAAATTAAACGCAAATAACTTACATAATTATTTTAATTTCTGCTAGAAAATTTGAGTGTTTAGTGTAACACGGTGCACAATGGTATGAGGATGACATTATGTTATCCTCATATTTATATATTCTCTTTTTAGATATATTTATTTCAACAGCTATAAGGAAGTTTTAATTATGAAAAAATTCACAAAAGAAAAGAAGCTTGTAATTTTTCTACTTTTAATTATCACTATATTAACTGGTACAGATATTTACTCTTTATACGAATTAAATTCAGAAAATAATCAAATAATTGAACTTAAATCAAAAAATTCAAAGTTACAAAAAGAAAAATCGAATTTAAAATCAAAAAACAATGAATATTTGTCCAGAATAAAAGAATTAACAAACAATAGAATCGGATTAGAAATAAAATTAAACGAAAAGGATAAGCAACTGTCTAATTTAAAAGACAAACAATCTACAATAGATGATCTAAATAAGCTTCTTGACGAAAAAGATGATACAATTTCTGATCTTAAAAAACAAATAGAATCTTATAAATCATATGAAGATGCTTATTATGACAGTGATTATTATAATAATGATTATTCTGAAGAAAATAATACATATACAGTTTATATCACCGAAAATGGCTCAAAATATCATAAAGATGGATGTAGATATTTATGGAATAGTAAAATTGCAATTGATATAAACGATGCTATAGCAGAAGGATATGAACCTTGTAGTGTTTGTAATCCATAAATTTAACAAAAACACATACATAGTAAAAGAGCAGGAGATTAGTCCTGCTCTTTTGTTTCATTATATTTCTTGTTTACTGCTTGATTTAATACATTATCATATAGAATAATATTTGAATCGCAAATATCATCATAGCGGCTTACATTTTGATGTTTAAAATGAGCTATTACAACAATTTTACCAATATTGTGTAATGTTTCTACAACTTTTATATAATCAGTATCTCCCGATACAAGCACCGCAATATCATATGCATTTTGAAATCCTTTTGCTACCATATGAGTAGCAAGGTTTATATCAGTTTCTTTTTCCTCTGTATAATAAGTTCTAGGATCATTTATATCTAATTTTATATCATCATAAGTTCGTAATTCTTGTCTACCTTCAATAATTTCAAGATATGGTGTTTTCTTTAATTTAGTAAGCCATTCATAATATTTCGAGTAGCTTTCTATCTTCATTAGATCATCGCATGGCTTATAAGCAAATAAATAAGTTTTTAAAACTTCTGATTGAAATGGTATTATTTCATTTATCGCCTTACCTAAAGCCCAATAATTAATTGGTTTAAATGTTTTGCCTTTATAATGTTCTTTAAGATTTATATTAAAATTTTGATAATCAATAAAAACCATAACTCTATGCATATCATTTTCTCCTTTAAAAATAAATAAGGGAGTTTATAACAAACCCCCTTCCTGCCATTTGACAGAACATAAATATTCACTCATATATGAGCTACCAAAATTTATTTATGCATTTATTATATATCAAAGATAATAATAATGCAATATAGAACGTATGTTTACGCTCCGCTAATCTATTTTATCATATATATCTTAATTTGTATATATGAAAAATATTCCAAAATAATTTATCCAATTTCCTTTATAGCATCTTTAAAGAACTGCAATCGTCCATTTACCATATCACTATTAGATGTACCATTAGAGCAGTATTGCAAATAATCCAAGTTCGTATCATATGATGCTAAAAATTCGTTCAACCATTCCATATATTTAGAAGTAGATTTAGAATCTCTAACCATACGGTACATTCCATAAATGCACATTGGAATTGTACTTGCTTTTATTTTTACATCTTCTGGAAGTTCTTCATTCAACCTATCTAATGCTTTGCGCAGATTTTCAATTTTCTTTTCTGCAAATTGTTTTTCATTTGGATCTGCAATCTTATCATTATAATACATAATAAATTTATTCATATCTACATCTCTAAATGAAGTAAAATTGTTTTTATCTGTCTTTTCTGTAAGCATTAAACATTGAATAACAATATCTCTGTCAAGGTTCTTTTTAAACTGGGCAGGAGATAAAACTTTTTCAAAGAATGGATGATCAGCAATAGAGTAAATAATTTCTCTAACTTCATTGCTTTCAATAGTGCTTCTTTTCTGTCCGTTTGAAAGTTGGTGTCCCATATTTATTCTTTCAAAAATATCAACAATTTCTTCTTCGGTTGCATCTGTCATTGTTATAATAGAAATATCTCTGTCATTAAATCTTGACTGAACAGTTTCGTCAAGCTTAGAAAATTTCTTTCCTGCGATTTCGTATTCAGTCCCATCAATTGTTAATGGTTTTAAATTCTTTGATAATTTAAATTCGTCATTAGCAAAGGCTGCGATTGTAGTAAAACGTTGCTTAAAATCAACTACATCAATCTCTTTTGTGTCACTGTGTTTATTCACAAGTGCAGGGTAAATAGGGTAGTTTCTTAACAAAGTATCAATAAACAATGACTTCTCTTTTGGTTTCCAAATACCAGCTCTACGTTGAATTGGTAAGTCAAAATTATATTTTCCCTTATTGATTTCACCAACCAACGATCTTAAACTTTTCGGACTTGTTTTAATATCTTCCATCCAATTTGCCTCCTTCAAAAAATGCAAAAATTTTTATATTTTCACAATAGCATAATTGTAAAATTTTGTAAATAGAATTATTCAAAATTTGAATATTTTTCTTTCTGCATTATTCGACAAACTTACGTTCTGGATTGTAAAATTATGGCAATTTGATACAATAAATTTGTACATACACCAATTTTATGTACTACCCCCAATGTTACAATATAGAGAGTCTTTGATTTTCGGTAATCTCAAAGACAATTTAGCACTACAAGAACAGCAACTTGTGGTGCTATTTTATTATTCTCTATTTTACTCGATTGAAATCAAGATTTCTTGGTTTTGTTCCATCTTATCTACCTCTAGGAACTGAGAGGTCAAACTGATTTACACGAGATATGAGATAAGTTCACATCATTTAACATGTCGTGTCATGAGTACGGAATGCATATTATAGTAGCATCGTTTCATATAACTACCACCAACGGTTGTCACTCTCTGAGGGCTTACCATTTTAAAGGTCTATCCCTGCGAACCAACTGAATTCATGAATTTTTACTATGTCTATTTAGTTTCCTTATAATAGAGTAGTACCATGAGTTTTACAGCCTTCCTCGCATATTGCGTCTTCGTTTATCGTATGTATAGCATACTTATCATAGTCCAAACTAACGTATCCGTTAGAAACCCTATGATGTCGGTACGTTCAAAACAATAACAATGATTTGATTAATACGCCACTAACGTATCAATGCCGACATTTTTAAAAGATAATGCTGCTCCAATTCCTGTAAGAATAGTTGGTAACAATCCAACTGTATCTACAAAATCAGTAGTACCTTTAATCAGAGTGGATAATAAATCAATACCATTCTTAATAGTTTCGGAGTCTATCACCTTAAACCAGAACTCCTGCGCACGATTCTCCAACTGTGCCATTTTACCATCAATACTATCAAGATAAGAGTTTAATTCGTTTTTTGCTGATCCCAATGCTTCTTCTGAAGATTTCTTAACAGCTTCAAGCTGTGTCGGATCTTGCAGTATCGCTGAAGCAATATTCGAACGGTTTTTGCCCGCTAATTCTTCAATTAAAGCTGTGGCATGATTTGTTCCCAATTTTTTATCTTGTTCCTGAATCTCTTTATAGACTTTGGCTATACCGAGGAGGATTTGATATGTATTTTTATAATTTCCATTACTATCAAGAATATCAAAACCTTGATAATTGTTAGAAGCTACGGCAGTATAATCTTTGATTATCTGTTGTTTTTTTGAATTTGTTGCTTTTACGAAAGCATCTACTTCCTCATCCATTGCAGAAAGCTCTTCTTCGGCTTCTTCTGTACCAACCAATCTAAGAGAAATCGTGCGTAAACCTGCTGAAACACTATCTGCGTCCTGAATCGTTGCATTCGCTGTAGTGACTAAACTTGCAGCCTCATCAATCGTATTTCCCATGAGTGAGAGAGTAGCTGATGATTTTTGAAGGGCAGTGGCTAATTCATCTGTTGATATTGCATAATTATTACCTACTTCATTAAGCTTATCAACAATGGTCATTTTATCTAAGTCTTTATACGCTTGTCCCATAGCAACAAGTGACTTAGTTGCATCTTCAATATTATTAAATTCAGATACATTCAGGAGTACATTTGCTGTTTTCGCACTTTCGGAAACTTCATCAAGCGACTCACCCAATCGCATATAGTCGGCAGTGCTTGTCTGTATCTGTTTTGCAGTTGTACCAACCGCATCTGCCGTATCAAATGTTGTATTCTGATAATTTTTTAAACTTTGCAAAGATTCATCAGATACTTTTCGCATTTCTGTGAGAGCGGTATTAAGTTCTCTTACGACACTTAAACCTTCTTTACCAAGATTAATAACATCATACACGCCAACCATTCCTGCCATCTGCGCAGCAATCTGATGGAATCCGCTATTCTTTAAGGTGTCCCATAATGTTCTGCCAGCACGACCAGCTTCAACTTCAGCATTATAAATCTTTAAGATTTCACCATGAATCTTGTCAAGACTCATACTAGGATTACCGCTTTCAATTTCTGCATAGTAAGCTTTGATTTTAGCTTTTGCCTCAGAAGACATCTTACTATTTTCATTGAGAAGTTTGTGAATCTTGTCTAATTCTTTCTGACCAGAAACAAAGTTATATCCCTTTTCAGAAGCTGACATATTAGTGACAGTAGCGATAGTATCTTTGATTTTCTTTTCATACTCGTCCAATTTGGAAATATCATCACTTGTCACCAAACTAGCATCTTTGCCCTTTAATTCATTAAGCAGAGTTTCATACTCATTAACGGCATTCTTGACAGCTTGTACATTTTTTAAATATGTATCACTTGACCAACCACCATCATTAAATCTATCAATAGTTGTCTTGTATTTATCAATCTTACCATTATAAGAATCTAACCGTTTATCATACTTATTAAGATTTACATTTGCATTCTGTTCTTTTGCCTGTGTATTTTCCTTAATTTTCTGAGTATTCTGCTCTAATACACTATTCTCTTCTTTTATGGAATTAGTAGCAGATTCTGTAGAAGTATATGAAATATTCGTTTTCTTTCCAATCTTACTCTGTGCATCAGCCAACTTCTCAGCTTCTTTAGCAGCATCTTGATATGCATTACTAATATTCTCCACCTGTTTGACAGCACCACCCGTATTGCCACCCATATTGCTCATGTTTTTATTAACATTGAGAATATTCCGACTTAGTTCAGCAAGTGACTTATCAATGTTCTGGATAGAAGAGAGTAGTGTTTTAGCACCAGAATCATCTACTTTGCCAAAAGCTTTACTTAAACTCTGTACTTCTGAGACAACACTTGATAACTCTTTTGATAAATTCTCAAACTGTTTAAAATCACCTGTTCCTTTACCAAGAGAATCAAGCATCTTTTCGAGATTAGAAATTACACTGGATAATTTCTTTTCATCGACATTCAATTTGATTTTATATTCTTTGCCCTCAACAGTGTCTAATCTGTCTTGTACTTGTTTCATATCTGAAAGTAGTTTTGCTACATTTGATTTAATTTCTACATCATACTGATATGTACCTGGCATTTTCTACCTCACTTTCTCAAAATTTGTTCTATTCTGTTATTTATAATTTTGTCTAAGCGACCATCAAATCCACTTTCAATGTCTCGTTCAACATACATATACGGAGGTAATGATTGATGCATCATCCATTTTCCATTACCATGTTCTCCATCCATAAACATATAATCGAAAGCTGTACTTGGCTGTAAACTTTGACCAAGCCAACCGACATATGAATCCATTGCACCTAAATCAACCGAAAAACGAAGAACATTTCCTTTTCCTCGTGTTCTTGTAGAATCAAGAATTTTCATGAAGTTATATGTTCTTTCATAAGACTGTGGAGTATAGTCGTTGTACCAATCTATTAATGAATATCTAACAGATTCTTTTAGAAGTTCATTTGCTTGTGGTGCGACTTCTTCTGCAATATGATTTTCAATTCTGTCTAACTTCTTTTTAAAATCTGCATACATATTTTTTGCCAATTTCATCACCTCAAAAAATTTCAATTTTTCCACACTAAAATAGGAGAGCAGTATCACCACTCTCCATAAGAAAAGCTCTATACGCTGTAACACGCATAAAGCCTGTTTATTTCACAAGAAATTTGAATTTCTATACCTCTTTAAAATTTTCAGTAGTTTTAAGTTTATAATCATCAAGAATCTTTCTCAACTCATCATTGGATAAACTATCAAGTTTCTTATTCACAACATCAACAAGTGGTGTGAGAGTAGCATTTGCCAGATCAGAGATTCTTCCAATCTGTTTGCTAATAAACGCCTGAGTGGTTGTCTCATTAAACTGAGTATCTGACTGTTTCATTGTTAAAATGGTCTTAAACTCACTTAACTCACTCATAGGAATAAGCGGATCATCTTTATCAGAACCAACCATTAAAATATCAAGTAAGCCAGATGATTTGAGTGCATCATATCCATTAATAAAGCCTTTATCATCCTCGTCAATCTCAAGATCGGTATATAATTCAATCACGGCACGACAAAACTGCACATATTGAGCAACAGAATTTACTCTAATCTTATCTGTTTTACGATACTTTGTTACTCCGTTATCATCATAAGCTTCCTGTTCAAATGTTGTCTTATCTACAATCAACTGTGCGTAAACTTCTTTCTTAATGAATGATACATAAGGGGTGATTTTGATTTTACTTAATAACTGTTCCCTTAATGTGTTATTTGCCATGTTGTTATACTTTTCTACAAACTCTAAAAGTTTCATATTCCTTTTTCTCCTTTAATCATTTATTGGCGAGAATTTTTCACATTCTCCATTATGTATTTCTTTTTGAATTCGACCTTCTATAGCTTTCTTTAGAAGACTACAATTTCGTTTGTATCTTTTACATCCGATGCAGTGAGATTTAAATTCATCAAACTGTGAAGCATTGTCAAAAACTCCAATGTAGTCAACAGGTCGTATTGTAATTTCTATTCGTGGATTTTCTGAATCATAATAAATCCCTTGTACACGTTCACATAACTGAGTGTCATCAATCCACACTGATTCGCTGTCTGTAATCGCATCGGCAAGACACTTGAAACTATTATTGGCATCTTTGTCTACTCTGTCAAAATAGAAGATACAATCCATATAATAGTGCTGTGATTTGTCATCCGATTTAATCCAGTTTTGTTTTTTTGCTTCTGTCTTTACATATTTTGCGAATTCTTTCTGATATTTAATTGCTTCTGGTTTTTTATATCCTACCGCCATTGGCTTCCCATTTTTTAAAATAGCTCTCCAACCTAAATAGTGGTTGACTGAAGGTGCGATAGGAGATGTTAATTTTAATTCTTGTATATCATTTTCTCCTTTACATAACAAAAGAGCGAATCCAAATGAATCCGCTCTTTCATAGTTCTTATATTTAATTGTTATATGTATTTTGTCATTTGTTAATAATCATTGGATAAAGTTCCCATTTGGCATTGGGATATTCTTCAATATTCTCACATACAACTTTGTGTACTTCATCCATATTCCCTATGTTCTTATCAATATGAATAACCTTTCCACCAGTAATTTCCATTTCTTCACAAATCAAATTAAAATACATTCCCATTATACAATTCCTCCTATCGTTTAATACAGAATAGTTCATACAGATCTACTTGTAGTATATGAGATAAAGTAATTGCATGAGATAAAAGAATATCAGAAGTGTGTTCATTTTCAAGATTAGATATGGCAGTAGAAGACATCCCACTGCGTTTCGACAATTCTGATATAGACATATTATATTTGCATCTGTATTCTCCAACTTTATTCTTCATATAATGTAGTATGTATGAAATTATTTTACTTATACATATAATATATAAGAAAATTACAAGTTAACTTAGGAAAATTTATGATATAATAGAAGTGCTAAAATTCTCCATTTCTTAAGAATTCTTGATATTTTTCAGAAATAAATTTCATACTTTCTTCGGCTTGACCGTTTTCCATATTATGAGCACTTAATAATTCTTCATAATTTTTATATGTTTTAAATACATTGTTAAAGGCTTCTCGATTTTGCTTCTGACCATTAGAAAGAGATGAACAGAAGTCTAAAATATACTTGCGTTTTCTCTCTAAGTTATTATCTAATAGTTCAGTTTCAATATTTTCTATACCTTTGGACATTTTTGTTATCTCTCGGTACTGCCAATTATCATGTTTTTCAAGAACAGTAATTCGATCTTCGGTTGTCTCCTTATCTTCTTCAAATCCGAATTTTATCCTAAGAGTCTTTTTGATTTTTAAAAATAAATACACTATTTTATCAACACCAAGAATAAAAATAAACACACCCATTATGATAGTTGGATATGGAAGATTAAATAATGCTTTTATTTCATCCATAACACACCGCCTTAATTTTTAGGTTTGTTGTAAGTTAGGGCAATAGAAGAATCTCCAATTCCCTTTGTTGTTGGATCTGTAATTGCATTAAATAATGAAACTAATACCATTACTACTACATATGGATTACTAATTGCCTGTACAAATGTTTCCCATACTTTTGACCAAGTTGTTAAATCTGAAGCTTGCAAACCAAAGTACGTAAGAATCGGAATTACAACAGAAATTATAACTTGCGAAATAAATAAAATATTTTCTTTATTAAAACGGACTTTCCAGTTAATTTTATTCATGACTTTTCCTCCTATAATTTATACTCTTTTGAGTTTTCCTGCTTTTAATAATGAAAGAAGTCGTGTGTTTTGATATGAACTTCCTACATACCCAACAATTCCATTGGCTTTTGCAATTTTAGTACGATGTGCTTTTGATGAATCTACTTTGATACTATCTAATGCAGACGAGATAGTAGTACACATGCTTGCGCACTTAGGATAATAACTTGAATTTTCTTTATTTGATGTAGGCTTCTTAGCTGTAGAAGTGATTGTATAAATAAACTCAACATGTCCTATCTGCTTTGGACGAGACGGATCAGTTCCAACAAACAATATTGCATCTCCGACCTTTAAAATTTCAGGATTTGTAATATGACCATTTTTAATCTTTACTGGAACAGTTTCAAACAATGAACTTGTATAAATTCCTGCCGTATTTAGCAACGGTACGCTATATCCAATTTTCTTAAACGTAGCACATCCACTAGAAGAGCAGTCTGAATAATACTTTCCCTTATATGGAGTGTATACATATGATCGTAACGACTGATTATATGAGTTCCGACCTAGAATAGTTTTATATGTGTCATGAAACTTTTTTCGTCCAGAATCAGTAATTTTTTTTAATCGTCTTACTGCAATAACTCCCTTATGTTTTCCGTTTGGAGCAATGCTTTTGTATCTGCTTTCAAGATATGTATACATATTTTTAGTAGACGGTGTTCCTGATCCATGACCACACAATGTAATATCTTTTTCAGTTACTGCCATAATAGTTTCCTCCTTCCTATGTTAATTCATGATTACACCATTTCTTATAAACTTCTTTTGTGTCGTTTCTAATAAAAGTCATTATTATAATTTTCTTTTCACATTTGGGGCTATAACTTGTATATACATCCACTGGATAAACATTAGAGTCGATGTAAAAAGTTTGTTGATCTCGATTATATATACGAACAACTTCTTTTTCGGTGTAATTTCTTGGTTTTAAATTACTTTCAATTATCATTCCTTTTTATCCCTCAATTGAATAACGTAAAAAATAGGGATTACAACATTGAATAGTGGTATGTCATAATCCCTTATTTAAAAATCACTATTCAACATTACGTTCAGCCTCTTTTTCGACTTTTGTAACAACATCCTTGACAGATTTAGCCTCTGTCTTTTTATTTTCTTTCTTAATAACTTGTGCTTTTGCCTTCATAATAGAAACGATAGAATTCTTATAACTTTCGCCAAAGTATTCTTTTCTGCTTAAATCTAATTTTTCTAATTTTGCTTTTGCTTCGATATCTGTCATGCGTCCATCTTCAAAAGCAGAAGTCACTTCGTCAATTTCATGACAATTATCTGAACACCAACAAAAATACCATGTTGGCTTCAAACGGTCTTCTGGATTACAAACTGGACAAAACGAATAAGTTTTACCGCAAAGCACACAAGTTCTCAATTCTTTCTTTGACATTATTCCTCCTTGTAAGAATAGGGCAGTAATTTAACTGCCCTACGTGTCCTTATAATTCGATGTCGTCCTCTTCCTCATCAATATAATAAATAGAGAAAAGTTCTCCGTCTGTAGAGCAAGCATTTAACATCATAGAACCCTTATAATCCATCGTCTGAGAATCACCACCCTGTAATGCAAGTGAGAATTCAGGACTTGGCATAAATGAAGGGATATGAATGATAGCTGCTTTTAATACATCAGTTTCACACTTATCTACTACAAGTGCCTTGAAGAACAACTCATGAGACTTAGGGAACTTTTTACCAGAATTAGTAATCTTTGCTCCACTCTTAATTGTCTTCTTATACTTTATAATATACTGAGTTTCACCATCTGCAATAGGCGGTGTTAATACATCACTCGCAGGAGTTGTTACATGCTGATCTCCTGGATCTTTTACCTCATCAGTATGCTTAATTGCATATTCAGTAGCAGAAGCAGCAGATCCTTTCTTAAATTCGTCCTTACCCATAGAACCTTTTGTAGAAAGAGCATTTACATGAATAGAACCTTCAACAAATCCCGTAATATCCAATGTCTCGCCAGTTTTTACGATCTGAATCATCGGCATAACAATACCATTATCTGCGGTTGCAATCTCGGCATCAGTAGCAGAAATAGTCTCTACAACAGCAAGATTAAGGAATGCGTTAGTTGCAGTAACCTCACCTTTCTTACCTGTATACTTACGATATACAAGGTTTCCATCCTTATCATTGATATCTGTTGAGTCAGCAGTAATATCAATATTTGCCTGTGTAAGCTGTGTTAAAGCATACAGAGGTGTACCATTAGACTTTGCACCGTAACCAAACTGAAGTCTATCTACGATTACGTCACCTAATTTAAATGCCATAATTATTTTCCTCCTTTAAAATTGTTATTTTTATGCAATAAAAAATGAGCGATTATAATTCGCCCATAAAATTGATTAAGTCTTCGGGAATATCTTTGGCTGACACCATACCGCCATAGATCCCATGTAATGCAGCCGTTCCCTGTTCGTATTTTTGAATTCTGTTTACAGAATCCATAAACTGACATATATTCACTTGTTTTAATTCTTCCAACTTATATTTAAACCCAGGATGATTTATACAACTCGAAACAAGTGGTAAAAGAGTCGATATGCCTTTCTTTTTATCATCCTGTTCTGCTTTCATTCTATCTTCTTGTAAAATCCATTGTTTTGTTGTTCTACCTTTTGCCTTTTCAACCTTTGGATGAACATTCATCATCGCTCGAATAAATTCAGCAATTTCCATATATTCATCATCATAAATAATCATATTTTTATCTTGATTTAAAAGCGCAAGATGATTGTATTCTGGATCGTCAACATTTTTTCTTGCTTGAATTAGTTCAAATCCATCAAAACTAAAATCTTTGAATAGTAGCTTTAACGGCTCTTTATCTTCGAGCAATTGATATAAGATATAAAACACTTCAATATCTTTTGTTTTATTCCAGTCTTTTTTAAATACATCATAAAGAAGAACTCGAATAGAAGTAGAATTACTCAGAAAGGGAGAGATTGCTTGGTAAAATTTTGGTTCGCCAATATTTAAAATATCTCCTATGGTTGGAATTGAAATAGTTATACCATTTATTGTATAATCTTCACCAAAATACATTTTAAGTTTGTCAAAATGGTATTCTGGATTATGACTTTTTTCTTGTTTCTTTTTTATATCTTCTTCAGCAGCAGATTGAAGACTATCCAATGTTTCTAATACATCCAAACAATCACCGCCTTATACCGTAATTCATCATTTGTGATTTTCCACCATAGGGTGTTTGAATCTTACTGTTTAAATCTGTGAGTTGGAATGTGAGATAACGAGCTACGTAATTATTATCAACTGTTTGTTCATAATCTTGTGCAAGATGAGCTTGCATACCAAAAATATTAGACCATGCAAACCGTTCTCTAATAATAGAACCAATGAGATCGTGTCTTGGAATACCAGTAAGTTTATCTATACGATCATCACCATGAACAAAAATTGCAAAATCAATTAACGTATCTTTTAATCCTGAATTATGTCTAGCTGTGTCTCTAAATCCTACTTGATAACACAAATAACATTTAACCGTTGTCTGTGTATCTGGAATAAATAAAAATGGACGAATAAGAGAATCGCTTCCGAAATATCTATCCCATTCACCAAGAGGTTCGTATTGCTTTGTATCTTCATTCCACTCCCAATTGATATTTCCATTTTTGTCGAACAATTCAGACTCTAACTTTTTATCATTGAGAGAGTATAACAAACATGGATTTGATAACAAAGCATTCTTGATTTTTTGCTTGTATAGAATTACATCATCATCAGGAGATTCTTTATATGCACGAAGCTTATTCAACAAGTCATTCTTAGTAACTAATTTTTCTGCCAAATAAAAACACCTCCTATTCAGTTAATTCCAACGGCAAAATTTCAGATTCAATCGACAAGTCATCCTTAACAATCTTGCACTTAACAGACAATATTTTGCCGATAACGGAACTGTCGTTAGGAAACTTTACTTTCTTTTGGTTGTACTCTGTACCAGCTCGCCATGTAACTTTATCAGTCCAATCTTCATTGTCAATAGAGCAAGTCCATGTAAAAGTTGCATCAGCATATTCAGTTGTAATATCTTCATTGGAATCATTAAATAGATTTACTGTGAGATTTTTATAGCTGCCACCAACTTTAATAGTTGAAGTGGATGCTGAAATTCTTGCTGTAATAGAAGATGGGGGAGTGGTTGGAGTAGATGGATCTGTTGGGGCAATTTCTGAATCGAAATAATTCGCATACATTTCACCTGTTTCAAGATTAACATAATCGGTATGCTCATTCCAAAATGCCGTATATATAGTAAGTTTTTGAATACCAAATGGCATTGAATTTTCAACCTTGGTCACTGTCCATACGGTAGGATGTTCTGTTAAAGCACTTACTACAACTCGCATATTTTTAGAATCTTCAGAAGTGTACCAAAACTTCTCTGTAATAGAGTTCATTGGCAACCATATCTTATCCTGATTATCTGTGTGTGTAAAATATCGGTCTGTGTAAGTGCCTATAGTGTAGGAATTCTGTTGCCTTAAACAACACCACATACGTCTCTTAATGCGCCTATCATTAGATTTTTCAATCCATGTAAGTTCGTAATTTACTGGTAAAATCAAATACTTTGGAAACTGATTTGCAGGTTCATTTCTACAAATTAACCATTTATGATATACCCCTCTATCGTCAGGTAAATCCACCCAGAGTCCTATCGGAAATGTCGCAGAATAGCGTTTCCTAAAATCAGTCTCATAATAATAAAGATCATCACCCTCATTAAATCTTACAGGCTGACTTGGACGAAACATAAGATAGTATTCCACTTGATCTTTATCCATTGACTGATAAGATTTGATAATAAACTTTGCATCTATCTTTGTCTTATTGGTATTTTCATAAGTCATACCTTCAGCAAGAGAACGTGTAATTCCATGCTCATCTGTGAAGAAGTCGTCATGAAAATGGTCATAAATGTAACAAGTCTTGGAAGGAATACTGTTATCCCAAGTTTCTTCCATCAAAAAATCAGATTCTTCTTTATAAATCTGACCTAAAGTTTTCGCATTATTTGTTTTGGCGTTAGCGATTCGCCGTGCTGTCTGTAAGCTTGGCATCACCAACACCCCCTTCAAACATCTGCTTAATATAATTATGACTATCTAAAATAGCCCTACGAAATGTCATGTAATCAAACTCATCGGATACGGCTTCGTCATAAGCAGCTTGCAAAGTAGCCATTAATGTGACCATAATTCCATTATTATTAAATAGAGTCTTTGTTCCGCTAAATTTGAACATAACATTCTGAAAAAATATAAGAAAAGCCTCATCGTTCTCAAATATTTTTTCTTCTATTCGATTATCCTTATAAAGTAATAACTTATGAACATCGTTATGCATCGCATGTGCAGCTTCTTTAATTTGTCTTTTAGTGAACGAACCATATATATATTCCATAGTTATTCACCTCGCACATATGAGTTATTAATATATCCATGACTTGCAAGTTTTCTACTGAATTCATGTTGTAATGTATCCAATCTACTCTGCATATCTTTATATGGATTCTGTATGTTTTTTTCTTCTTTTGTTCCTAAAACTCTAGCAGTAAATTTTGCAGAGTCAACCTGTGGTTTTAACCATTCAATTGTCATTCCAAGAGTGAACAATCCTATAACATATTCTTTATCTGCAAAATCGCTAACAGGATATTGCATCTCAAATTCAATCTGTTGGATTTCGTCATCCATATTAAATGAAGCGAATTTTCTAATAACTCGTTCATCACCTGCAACCATGCGCAAGCGTTCAGTCCATGTTTCATTAAGATCGTTTTCGTCAAGAGAAAGTTCTTTCATATCTGAAATTCGTCCTCTTGTTCGTGAAAAAATTGTTTCGTATGGAAGCGTCATTGTGAGCCTCCTTTACTATTCCTGAACTAATGTAAGTAACATTTTTGTACCAAAAATTTCATCAAGAGCCTTAATTTTGTGAACTGAATCAAGTGCATGAGATTCAATCATTGTAGAAGCAATACCTTTAAGGGCTTCCTTTGCACCTTTTGGAAGCTTTTTAATTGTTTCTGACATCTGCGGAACAGGAAGATTTAAAATCTCATTTAAGTCACTTGTTTCATACATGGACTCATATAAGTCTTTTACAGACTTATTCTGTTCAACAAAATCTTCATCCTCAATAATAATTCTTGGTGAATAAATGTTTACATCTTCACGAGTTCTAACGAGATAAATTAAATCTCTATATTCAACATCAACTACATCTCCACAGTCAGCCCAGCTATAAAGGATATGCGAACGTACTCCTTCAATATAAAGCCCACCACTTACTAATGAACGACATGAAACAGTATCTTCGGGTGAAAATGTTTTCATATCTTCTTTAACTTCTGTAGTTTTTGTTACCTTTTCTGTACTGCCAGTAGTAGCAGTAGTTTTCTTTGTATATGCCATTTCCTTTCAATTCCTTTCAAAATAGGAGAGTGGATTACCACTCTCCATATAATTAATCTATAAGTAAATCCTACAGATTCCACTCACCATGATAACGAGTCATAAGAGTTGCAACACCCATACGTCTCTGTACCTCATAAGACTGCATATCATCCTTAGTAGCACCCTTTTCGTTTACTTCAAGCTCAGTCTCTCCATAGTCAACAAACTTGATAAATCTATCATCAACTGCTGGCATGATATAGAGCTTCTTGTTATCAACGATAGGAGTAGCAAGAGACTTATCAGTAAACTTCTGTGGAATCTCCATAAGAGGTGTTCCTTCGTAGCCACCGATAATACCTGTGTTTGCTACAGACTCCTTGATTGAATTAGCAGGATCAGCCCAATCAACCTTTGTAAGAGCATTAAGAGACTTTAATGCTGTCTTAGTACCCATGATTACAACACCGCTTTCGTTAGCAGCACCAACCTTTTCGATAATTGCATCAAACTGAGCCTTTGTAGAAGCAGCTAAAGCACCAGTACCCTTGAGAGTAGCAGGAACAGGAATAAGATTTACACCATTTGCAAACTGAGAAGAAATGAGTGTCTGAACCTTCTGGATATAAGCCTTAACAACCGCATCCACGAAAGCACCCCAATCCTTACGACCAGTTAAGAAGAGACGAATATCTCCACCAACCTTGATACCATATACTGCTGTATCAACATGGTAAGACTGACCAGAACCTAAACGCTGGATGGATAAATCATGTGCATCACCGCTGACCTTACTTACAGTAAGTAATACTTCATCATCAGCCCAGAATTCATTTACGTCTCCATCTTTCATATTCTTTGACTCAACATAATTGTTGAAAAACTCATTCTCAGAAAGACCATGAGCAATCTGAGTATCAATAATTTCCTCAATTACCTCGAAGAACTGTGTTCCTCTCTCAGAATTTAACGCTCTCTTAATCTGCTTATTAGAAGAATCCTTGGTAAGTCCAAGGTATTCAAAACAAGCCTTTCTAATTGTGTCGCTAGCTTCTGCCTTAGAAATTACACGATTAGAATCGGCATCATAAATTTCACGACCTGCACCGAGGTCAAACATAAGATTTTTTACACTTGTATCTAACATTTATTTATTTCTCCTTTCTCAAAAATTAGGCTTTCTTTGTAAGCTGCATAGCGGCAGTTACACCAGAAATGGCTTTGAGTTCAACACCGTCTTTAACAGCGATTTCACCAGAAAATCCATCTGCTGAAATTTCAACTACATCACCAACTGCGAGTTCATAAGCTCTAACTACCTGAGTAGGAGCATTTGTATAGTTGCTTTCTTTCTTAAATGTGTTGCTATATGTCTCCTCGATCATTGGCACTTGGTATACAAACAGGGCATCTCCAGGAGTTACTACTTCTACATAGAAATTTCCATTATTTGCTTTACCAACGACCTTTCCTTCAAATGAAGTAGGTGCTGCTGCTTTATAAAGATCTAACTCTACGAATTCACCCTTACCAACGAACCATCCGTTGTCTACATAAGCACTTGCTGCTTCTGCTAACTGAATGTTATAAATATGCTTTCCACCATCTCTTGCGAGAACTTTAGAAGGGAAAGCCACTGCATGTTTTGCAATAGTCATCTGAATCATTTATTTTTCCTCCTTAAATTTTTGCATTAAAAAAGACACTCAATTTGAGTGTCATTACATTGATTTATATTTCTTGTTTTATTTGCTAAAAAGATTTCCGTAACGGTTATCCTTCTTAGACTTGTTTACATTAGCAAATACTTTTACGGTTGACTTTTTCTGAGTTTTATCAGTGGTAGCTGCAAAAGTTTTCATATTAGAATCCGCATAGATAAGTTTTGCTTCCTTCTCTAAATCTTCGAGAGAGTAGTTATCCATATTTGTATACAGTTTCTCAAAATCCTTATTAATGAAATTTCCTTCTTCATCTTTTTCAGAAATAGAAGCAAAGTTTTCATTTGCAAGAATTTTCTCACGTTTTGCATGAAGTTCATTCTTTTCTGCTGTCTCCTTAAACTCTTTGAGTGCAGCGTAGTTTGAACGCATAGACTGTAACTCTGCAAATTCACTATCTGTTAAAAGTTCACGATGTAAATTGTATCTTTCTCCATCAAAAGCTACATTATCACCGTCTTTTGTATAGTTCTGACCGAAGATTTTATCACCATTCCAGTTCTCATATGTAAAATGATCATCGTAAACAGCGTTGATAAAGTACCACTCATTATCAGCATCTTCATATTCAGATAAAAGCTGGTAAAGTGCATATCTTGTATCTTCATGACTGATTTCATATGTACGAACAATCTTTTCAAAAGTCTGACTTTCTCCTTCATTACCATCTGGATCAGAAACTCCTTCACCATCACCTTCTCCATCATTGGAAGGCTCACCAGATTCTCCGCTACCTGAGTTGTCTCCTTCTGAATTGTCATCATCGAACATCTCAGCGAATTTTGCTTCAAGTTCCTCATCTGACATTTCTGTATAGTCGAATGTTACATCTTCAGCAGTCTTACCATATTTGGCAAGTAACTCTTCAAATTTTGTCATTTTGTTATTTGTTCCTCCTTCCTTTGATTTTTGATTTATATCAAAACTCTCAAGAATATTAGTTAATTTCTCTAAAGTTTCAACCAATTTGTTGTCTGTGTTAAATGTTACTGTTTCTGCATTTACAGCGAAATCTTCAATTTTAAAATTACTTCCTGCCATACCAGGGGATACATCCTTTGACAGAAGAGTAAGACCTGATACATAAAAATCATCTAACTGCAATGTTTTATTAGCAGTATTAAATGATAACTCCCTAATGCATAATTCCACCGAACAATCTACAGTTCCACGTCTATTAAGAATCTCAATAGCGTCCTGACAATACTCATCGTATAAATAACCATGCAAAACTGCACGATTTACGCCAGCATCTTCATCATATTCAATAGTAGTCTTTGTGCCATCAATAACGCCGATAGGCTGTTCTTCGTATACAACTTTGTCGTTACCATCTTTGTCAGTAGTCACATAATAATCATGGCTACCGAAGTCTAATTCATTATCTGAATTGGTAGTGATATGTGCTAAGATTGGACGAAAGTTTGCTGATGGGACATTTTCATTAAAAGATTCTTCGGAGATTTCCGATTTATTGAGATTGACATGATCGTGAAATGCACGACTGACGAATGGAGTAAGAGACTCTTTATGTTTATCTTTATCTTTAGAAGTTTTTTCAAAATTACCATTCATACGAACCATAAGTTCTTTACCGAATTCATTACTATCAAAATGAGCAAAATTATTTTTTAGACAGAACTCATACAGCTCATCAATAGACATAATTCGTCTTTTCTTCTTTTTTGGCATTATTTAACCTATTCCTCCTTTCTTTGTTGATATACCACTCAAAGCAGGAGAGTGGTTAGAATGTAAGCATATTGCTATACTGAATTTTTGTTATATCTATATCATTTGAAAACCGAAACTTTTCAGCATTCAAAAATACATAAATACCATTAGAATTTTGCACCTGTTGATATCCTTGCTTAGATAAGAGAGTAGCAGTAGGGATATCTTGGGTTGTTATAAATTTCTTTTTCATAATCCATCTACTCCTTATTTATTGTTCTTATCTTGGTCTTTCGTCTTGAGTCCTTCATCACTTAAATCTGATTGGTCTTTCTCTTGACCACCACCTTGGTTATCACCAGATTGTGTATATGATGTGCTAAATGGTTTAAGCCTTTCGCCAAGATTCAGACAGTCTTCCTCTAAGAAATTCATAGCAAGAGTATCTTTTTCAGATACACCGTTTAATGTGTTGTATAAAATCTTGTTTGGAAGTCCATTTTGGCAAGACTCAAGGATTGATTTCTTAAAATCATCCTTCTGATAAATAGAGACATCAAAGAATTTAACTTTACAAGGTTCGGATATCCAAGTCGATAAAAGTCGATTTACAATCGCTTGAATCTGTGGAATAAGAGTCGAAATAGAAAATGTAGAATCTGCAAGTACGCCATATTTAAAGGCAGTAGAGTTAGAAGCGGAGTTTAGATTTAATATCTGAGCACCACCAGCCGTATTGAGGATTTCTTTTGTAGCTTTTTCAACTTTTGTAACATCGCCAGTTGCATCATCTGGAAAACTAATTTCATGTAATTCACCAGGAACAATAGCAGCAGAGATATAGGGTGGCAATGCCTCTTCAAGCATACGATTGAAATACTGGATCATTATATCTGGATTAACTGCCCAATCATCTACATCATTTCCCATAGTTTTCATTTCAAGCCATACTAATTTATAAATATTAGCTGCCTGTTGAACTGCCTGATAATCAGAAGCATCCATAAGGTCAATTAGTGATAAGAATATAGGAGTGAGCACAGGAACAATTGTTTCCCAATCCTCTGACCTGAATTTAATACAGACATTATATTCTTCTGGAATTAGCTGATATTTTTCGTTTGTACTCTGATATGTGTTCCACATAGTATTGAATGGTTCACCCCAATATTCTAATAACTCTGAATTTCGCTTAAAGTAACTCATATCCATTGCACATGCGAATGAGCCATCAGGAAATACACCTGCAATTCTCATATACGATGGATCAAGTGGAAGAATAAACATTCCCTGTCCCTCTGTGTAATAAGCACATCCATAAAATGCATCTTCTCGAAGTGTTATAGAAGCAGCTTTACGAAACTCATAATTTAATCCGAGAGTATCTACAACATCGACTGTTTCCTGATACTTTTGTAAAGTGGATTTTACATCGTTATTATCTGAAATTATAAATGGAGGAACGATATTTCGAATTGATAAATCAATCTGATTTGCATAATATTTGCAAAGACGATAGTAGATTTCTGAACGATAATAAAGATAGCGAGATAAACTTCTAAGACTTGCTTCATTGGAAGAAATATTCTTAATATAATCTTTTACATCTTCCTTTGAATAATTACTGATTGTAGTGTATGTTTTAGATTTCTGAATATCTCGAAGACTTGTAATTGCACTTGTTGCATCTTCGTAACGTTCAAGTCTACTTTTATTTTTCTCATACCATTCACGCATTTCATTTGCGGTTGGCTGTTTTGGAGTAGAAGAAGTGGTTTTCTTCTGTGAATTATTTATTTTAGCAGGTGCATTAGAATTTGCATCTACTTTCTTAGGTCTAGGCATATTTGATAATGCACCTCCTTAATTATATTTTGCTTTGCGGATTGTAAGCTTATTTATAAAACTTGTGGCATCTTCTGTTGGTCGCTTTTTATTTGTAATGGCTTTTCTACGTTCACACATAAGGGCATAAGAAGCCATACATGCTGTATCATTCTGTTACTTTTAAACCTATTAAATATATTCAAAAATATAATTTTTTGCTGTTTTCTGTTTTCCTTGTAAACAATATTGAATAGATTGTCTATTAATATTAGTCATTCTGTGTGCTTCCATTATAGATTTAAAGGTAGATAAAATATTCCCATCTAAATCTTTTTGAACAACATATTTTCCATCATAATTAATCTTTTGCTTTGATGTATAATAATTCCAATCTATTTTATTATTATTGAAGTCATCTTCATAAAACCAATAATATCCGTATGCAGTTTTATGTCCATAAACCATGTTGCAACATAATTCTATATTTCTTTTTGAATAACCAAGAATTTTTGAGGCATGTGATACCCCATGCCATTTATTAACAATTTCTAAATTTTTATTAATTTGAAGTAATGTTTTAGGATTTTGAATCATTCTCATTTTCTCTATTTCTTCTTCAGTATGTTTATAACCACGAATTCCATTTCCACCTTCACACAAGTTATATCCATTACTCATAGAATTATATTTGTTTATATAAAATTTCTCACGCTCATCTAATTCAGAGACAGAACATTCTTCAATTACGGCAAAAATAAAACAATCTTCTCCATATTTGTTCCATGCAAATTGAAGATGATTGTTAATATGACGATTGTTATTCAATTCAGATTTATGTCGCACCCATCTATTTTTTATATCTGTAGATTGACCAATATATAGTTTGTTATTTTTAACATTTTTTATCATATAAATACCAGTTATAGTATCACTTCCTTTAACTGATATATTTAATAGGCGATTAAGGTACTTCCAAGAGTGTCTTTACACTCGACCTTAATTCTCGTATTTCATTTTTAAGTTATATTACGAGTTCAGACTATCGCATCTTCATATATAATTTGTAGAATGAAGTTTTCTCACTTAGTCGTTGCAGCTACCATTACGCTTGCTGTGGGTTATCCACTTCTGGACTTTCCCAATTAATCAGAGAAAATTTTCTATTTGTAATTTATCTACATTTATTACAAAGTACCCTATACAAATTAAGGCACGATCATCATGGAGCTTATTAGCCTTCTCAGGTGTAAGTTCAAACGAATCCTTTCCAGAATCACGCTTTTTACGAACCATATTGACAAGCTCTTCTTTTAAAGCATCAATATTAGCAAGAGCAATTTCATCCTGCCAATCAAGTTTTATAGTTTTTGTATTAACGGATTCAATTTTCTCTAATTCTTCATTAAGCTTAGTTTCAAATTCTTTCTCATTAACTTTTTGCTTCCTGAGTTCGGTAGAAATTCTTTCTTTCTCTTTAGCCAGCTTCTTTTCATCAACATCGAAAACAGTGAGATAGCCTTTGTGATCATATTGTGCGGTAAAGCTGATTTTATCTTGATTCATTAATTCAATCATTGCTTCATACATTTCAGATTTGTAACCAGCAGGAGACATAAGATGCACTTTGTCTACTGCATTAGGAAATTTCTTAACATAATCAGCAGAGTATTCCTTATCAATTAATCCTCTGTGAACAATACCAGCAGAATCCGTCCAATCTGGCATCAAATAATCTGCTATATTAACCCCTGATCCGCCGCTACCTGCATCAATGTATATACCAACAATATTCCCATATGCGTCAGCTCCACCATTGTAATCAAGAATTACTTTTTTTAAATATTCAATCTGATCTGGTGTCTGCATAGGAGATTTTATTTTTTTACCAACATCAACAAGATTAATACAATTTACCAATCTCATTCTTGTATCAATGCTTCCATCAACTTGTTCATATTCATAAATTTCTCCAACAAGAATTACTGAATTATCACGACTTCTAGCAGGATCATATGTGATGACGAATTTTTTATCACCTGTATCATTGTAAAGAAGAGGTTTTCTTGTTTCTTCGTTTCGTGTAATAACACCTCTACGAATAATTGCATCAGTGCCAGCATCTGTAGTAAAAATACAATAATACTCACGTCTTGCTTTTTCTGGATTTGTTCTCATTTCCGATTCAACAGTATTTCGAGATAGAAGAGGGGTGACTAATTCTCCCCTAAGAGTTGGTTTAAATGCTTGTTCGCAATCTATATGTAAAACACAATAATCTGGATTTCCCATAATTTGCTGTTTAGAAAAGTCACGATACAGTCTCCAAAATTGAGTATCAGTTGAAGAAGCTGAACTTATATAATATTTCTGATATGACAAATCTCGTGGTAAGCACCTTTGACGAATAGGATCTATTGAATTACCATCTACATCTTTACCAGTTTTTAAACTTTTATTTACAACGGCAAATGCACCATATACATTCATCATTTCATCAGATAAGAAACCACTTTCATCAAAAATTACTGTGCCTCGCATACCTCTCTTGGCATCTATATTTCCGTTCAATGTCCTAGTCATAGATCCGTTATAACATGAATAGGAAAAACCATTGGACGAGTGTGAGAATCCGTCACCTGCTGCATTTTTGATTTCTATCTCATTCTTGAATAAAGAACCAGTTGAACCATAAAATGTATCAATATTATCATTAGCGAGTCGTTCCAAAGTAGTGAAAGTTTGTTCAGCCTGACCACCTGTACCGCTTGCAATATATGTCCATACATTACAAAAACACATATCTTTAGACATAATCTCAAGGTCAATAACTGTACTTTTACCATATCCACGAGTACATACTGCAAGTACATTTGGGCAAACCCAACTTCTTTGTACAAGAAGTGCTTGCCCATCTAAAAGTTCTATATTGAAAAAGAGATCTATAGCTTTTACTGGGTTGCATTGCAGATATTTTTGGATTTCAGCGATTTGAATATAAGATTCAATTTTACGAGAAGAAATAGAGTAACCATGTGGTTTTACATATATTCCGTATTGATTATAAAAATCCTTATCATAATCAAAAATTTCATTCTGATAGTAATTCATAATCATTTGTTTATTCTGATTCATTTTCAACAACCTCCTTTGATTCTTCATCAGGAGATTCTTTCTCTTCGTCAAATTCCGCAAAAACAGAATAAACATCTTTTAAATCTTTTAACTGTTCTTCGTTTAGTAAATTATTTTCTTTTAATGTATCCCTCAAATCAAGATTTTCTCTCAATAAGATTCTATTAATTTCTTGATAAGCATCCTTTTCTTTACGAAGACCAGTATTTACAACACGCATTTCAGAAACCATATCTGACCATTCAGATTCGTCAAGTGCCAATTGCTTCATAATAGAAGCATCACTGATTTCCTGAACTTGTTGCATACCTCTACAAGTATCAATGTCAAAACCATTGACTTCACCACTTCGTAGGTTAAGACTCTTAATTTTTTTGATTTTACCAGTCCAAGTATTTTCACCTTTTTTAGCATTTTTATTGTGCTTTAATGAAATACAACTGTCTTGAGCAAGACTTGTAATAACCGAAGTTATTTTACCTTTACTTTCTTGTAGGGATTTAATTGTTGCAGAATTGCGTTCAATATTAGAAATATCACACATTAATTTTGATATGGTATCATCAATTTTAGATTGTTGTAAGAATCCACGAACAATAGAGATAGCGGAAGAGGTACGCATCATGTCTTCATTTGCATCTTCACTAGAATCTAATAGACCTAATAACTGAGAATATAAAAATGGTTGGTCGGCTATATCCTCTTTTTCAAAAGGATCATAGCTGAGTAATCGAATAACATCATTCTTATTTTTTAAGAAACTATCATATGTATCCAATCCTGCGTGAGACTCAATAAGTTCCTCCTCGGTTGTTTGTTCCTTTGGTGCCTCGTCCTCGACTGCGTGATTATCAAAAATATCCGAATCTTTAAATGTCATGGTGTTATATTGTCCCATAGCCACATTCTTTACATATGAATAATAACCATTGGAACGGACTTTACCTGATGCTAAATTTTCTGATTCTTGAATACTAGCATCCCATAATTTTGATAAAAAAGGCTTATTAAGATACCTCATTGTTTCGATTACAGAGTTTTTATCAGGCTCATGTTCAACCTTGTCCTTCCCAATTTTAAGGGCTATCTTCCTTGCACAGTCTTTACAAATTGGAGTAAGACCACTTTTATTCATTGGATCTGTACTTACATAAAATTTATCCCTTGCTTTATGTGTATCACACATGTAACACCAAGCACCTTCTTTAAGTAACTTGATTTTCTCTTCCTGTGTTTCAACTTTCTTCTTTAATTGTGCAGCCGTTAATTTTGTAGGCTGTGTTTCTTTTGTCGTAACCAAACTAACGACCACCTCCTTTTATTCCAATATAAAAAAGCCACTTCATACGAAATGACTTCTCGTAATTTCCAATATTAAATTTCCAATGAAAGTGCAATTTACACACAAACTTGAATAGAGGAATCGAACCTCGCTTATTCCAACGCCTTACCTCATAAACTACTAAAAATCTGCGCATTCATTTCTTTCAAATATAAGGTGTGTGGATTTGAACCACATATTCAAGAGCACTATTGTCATAGTGCTAACACACCCTGTAGGAGTCGAACCCACATCTCTCAGATTTGGAGTCTGATATTCTAACCAATTAAACTAAAGACGTATATAACAAAAGAGCCATCTCATATGAAATGACTCTTTCAAATACATAATTTTCAATTTTCTCCACATACTAATACTAAAACATCCAAGGAGATTATCATGAACGCTTCATATAAAACTGCAATTCAATTCAAAGATTTATATATTCCCGTAAAAATGTTAAAAACATCA